AGCCTAACCAGCTGTAGAGAGTTGCGCTGCTCGCGTATCGGATTTCTCTCCTATTTATTTAGGGGTTTGAAGGGTGGGCCTATCCATTTGGAGGGTAAATTGTAACTTCCACCAATAGCCTTTAGCAATGGAGTCCATCATTGCTATCGTATTCTCCATCTTCCTAGCTGTTTTAGAGGCAATCTACCTTGTCGGGTACTTTGCCTTGACTCATTCGACGGAGGTGGTCTTGGGCGGGCTGTGCACCACTGGGGCATATGTGTGCATTAGGTACGTGTTCGATATCCGAGTGCGATTACACCCAGCAACACGTGCTACATGGGATTCGATGGTGCTGTATTTTCAGCAGGAGAGCATGTTTAGTGATGAGCCTTCCAATGTTGTGGTTGGCGTCGGCAGCACAGACCAAGACCTATTTGTGGACCCTGAGTGTATGGACTTAAAGCGAGTGCGGTCCCATAGGCGTGTGTCTTATGCTGTCCGTGTAGCCCATTTGGCAAAGGCCCAGGTAGGACTGCTTTCAAAGTCAAAGGCCAATGAGCTCGTGTATGCACGCATTTGCAGGGATGAGATGGTAAAACACGGAGTTAGGCCGTCCCATATAGCACATCTCTGCCCCCTTGCTGTGGCGGCTTGCTTCATTCCTCTGGATTCTGATATACTAGCTGATTCCATTGGCAGGTGTACACAGATGAAAGAGAGGGCCTCGCTTTTGCGAGGTGGACACCACGGCTAGGGGGGCCTACTCTGCACCAGCGGGTTCACCACTCCTACGTGGAGGGGTGCACCGGAGGGGATGCTGGTGAAGAGAGGACCCCCCCTCGCCCGACCCCGTAAGTTGTACCGGTTTACGGGGATGGGTACTCATATCCGGTATGGAGTGCATGATCACTCCTTGGGCAATGTTCGGAGGGGTCTGGTGGAGCGGGTCTTCATGGTTGAGGTCAACGGTGAACTCCTGCCCACCCCAAAGCCCAAACCCCTAGCGTTCGACCAGCTATCCCGGTTTCGCTCGCAGCTTCTTACCGTCCTCCCTAGGACCACCCGCTTGACACCACAGGAGTTCCTGGGGTTTTATACGGGTCGCAAGAGAGTTCGGTATGAGGAAGCAGTGAAGTCGTTAGAAGTGCAGCCCGTGAGGGCTATGGATGCCTGGCTATCAACGTTTGTTAAGGCGGAAAAGCTTAACATTACCGCTAAACCCGACCCAGCTCCACGGGTCATCCAACCTCGAACTCCGAGGTATAATGTGGAAGTTGGGAGATATTTACGGCACTCCGAGGAGTTACTGTTCAAGGCCATAGATAAGGTCTATGGAGGACGCACTGTGTTCAAAGGGCTCAATGCTGATCAAGCTGGGGTGGAGTTCAAGGCCATTTGGGATTCTTTCAAGGATCCAGTAGGAATTGGCATGGATGCATCTCGGTTTGACCAGCATATTTCTAAAGAGGCACTTGAGTTTGAACATAGTGTGTGGCTACAGATGTTCCCTGAGCCACAACGTCCCTTCTTAGCCCGTCTGCTGTCATGGCAGATTAACAATCGTGGTCTTGCTCGGTGCCCCGATGGGGAAATCAGGTATAAGGTGGAGGGTTGCAGAATGTCTGGGGACATGAATACATCTTCAGGGAATTGCCTTATCATGTGTGCTACTGTCCATAATTGGTGTACCAGCCTGGGAATCACTAAGTTCCGGCTGGCCAACAATGGGGATGATTGCATGTTGTTCGTGGAACGCAAAGATGCTACCCGGGTTCGTAGTGGGCTCATCGAGTACTACCGCGATCTTGGGTTTACCATGAAGGTGGAACCCACACTAGACGTCCTTGAACGACTAGAGTTTTGCCAGACCCGCCCTTTGTTGGTGGGTTCGGCTTACCGGATGGTCCGCAACCTGCATCAGTCAATGTCCAAAGATCTGCATTGTCTGAATGACATTGCTGATCCTAAGGCTGCCTTACAGTGGATCTCTGCTGTTGGGGAGGGTGGGAGGGTCAATAATGACGGAGTACCTGTGCTATACAAGTACTATCAGATGTTTCCCACCTCTTCAGTGGCGCTCTCTGAGCGTAGTGACATGGCTTACGCTATGGAATCGTGGAAGTATAAAATGCAGCGTAAAGCCTGTTACACAGGGATGGAACCCACACCTGAGGCCAGGTTCTCATTTTGGTTGGCGTTTGGACTGACGCCTGATGAGCAGATTGCCCTGGAGGAAGGCTTCAAACCATTGTGCCTGAATCCTGTTAGCACCCAGGTGGAGGAAGACACCACCTTGCTGCTGTACTCTGGGGCATGAAAATCCAACTCACCAATGGAGAACCCACAGCATCAATCGGATACTAGGAGAGAGAGGTCGCGAGAGCGTAGCAAGGAGGGTAATGGGTATAAGGACGTGGCTAAGCAAGCAGTGTACAAAGAGGGAGACGTCAAGGAGTCTTCAGGTCCTGCAGTGTCAATGACCGTCGTAGGTGAAAGGGTTGAGTTTACCCAGCACTTCCACTTCTGATGGCCTGTTATACACTTTGCCAGCCACAGCAGCACTTCCCCCTTTTGGGGTGGTGGGTGCTCATCATTGTGCTCATTGCAGTCATTGGTGCTTTGTCCAAAGACCCTCCTGAAAGCCTTAACCAAACTTTCACACACGACCATAGCAAAGTGCAATACATCACCATTGGTGGTGCACAACAACCTCCAAAGTATTCGACATGACAAAACGAAATCGGAAGACCCGCTCCAAGTCCAACCCCTTGGGGGTTAAAGGGAAGCGGATGAAGCGCGTCGAACCGGTGATTAGTATCCCAGCTACTGTACCTAGTGCTGGGGGCACAATCACTCAGAGACGCATGGCTACTCCGTATGTCACAACCGCCAATGGATGTACTCGAGTGTGCAACACCGAGCTCATCTTTAGTCCTACCCTAGCAGCTCTGGGAGCCTTTGTTGTTAGTGGTGCTGCTTTGATGCCCAACAATTTGTTATGGCTCAATGGCATAGCAGCCAGCTTTTCTAAGTGGCGTTGGGTTCGCCTTAGGGTCATCTATGTCCCACAGGTACCCGCCACCACTGCTGGCAAGCTTGCTTTGGGTCTTGGTTATGATTACCAGGATCTAGCGCCAACTAGCATGCAGGAAATCCAGATGATGCAATCTTCCGTTTCCTCTCCCGTTTGGGCGGGTTTTGAGGGAGCGTGTTTGATGCATGACCTTAATCGGTCTGTCAGTTCGGTGGCAGGAGCTGTGGCTCTTGATCTCGACGTGACACGCTGCGATAAGCCTTGGTACAAGTACATTACGAGTGCAGCTTTTGGGGCTCTCGCTCCTAGCGAGCGCAATATTTATGGACCTGCCGAGGTTTGGATTGGGACTTCAGGGGGTGTGGCCGGCACTGCAGGAGACATCTTCTGTTCCTATGAGGTAGACCTCATAGAGCCGTTCCCTGGAGCTCGCAACTGAGAAGTTGCCCTGTGTACAGTCCATGCAGGTTAAATACTGGACCGCTGTGGCGTGAGAAACCACAGTTGACTTGCACTTCTGGCTATTCTAATCGCCTCATGTGGACATGGAGAGACGCATCCTGGGAAACAGGCTTGACGGGCTAAGCTGGTAACTTGGCCGACGCATGACTCTCCTGTGCCTCAGTAGGTTTTGTCGAATAGCATCCTACCACGGCTCTATGTGACAACATAGGGGGGTCCGGGGGTGGTATCCTCTCAAAATTAACC